CCTGGTGACCTGGCTGCCGGAACAGGTCTACGGCAAGTAGCCCGACACAACGCCCGTCCTCGACGGGCGTTGTGCTTTATGGCAGGCGCTCCCGCTACAATCGGCGCCTGTTCATATACCCGCCCCGCCGATGTCCGCCGCCCCCAACCTGCTCGAGCGCTTCCAGGCACTGGACCGCTTCCTCACTGCGCACCAGTCGTTCTGGCGGCCGCGACCGTTCGTCTGCCAAACGCTGCCATGGGAAGCCGAGCACCCCGAACTGGCCGCCTGGCTGCGCAGCCGCTCGCTGGCCGATGCCGAGGCCGCGCACAATCAGCCGACGACGCTCGGCGCACCTGCACCTTTTCCTGAGCTGGCTGACCTCGCCGACCGACTGAGCCATCTCGACGCGTTGCCCGCCGGCGAATCGCCAGCGATGGACCATCGCCACGCGGTGGACGTGCCAGGCCGCAAGGCCCTGCAGATTCAGGCCTTCGGCGCCCGCCTACGGTTCGCCGAAGCGCCGACGCACTGGCTGGACTGGTGTGCCGGCAAGGGCCATCTCGGGCGCTATCTCGCCCGCGATGGCGCCGCGCTGACCTGCCTGGAATGGGATGAAACACTGGTACGGACAGGCGCGCATATGAGCGAGCGGCTCGGCATCCCGGCCCGACACCGCTGCCAGGACGTGCTCGCAGCCGATGCCGGCGACCAGCTACAAGCCACGCACACCCCCGTCGCATTGCACGCCTGCGGGGATCTGCATGTACGCCTGCTGCGCCTGAGCATTGCCAGGGGCTGTCGCCAGCTCGCCATTGCCCCCTGCTGCTACAACCGCACCCGGGACGAAGTCTACGTGCCGCTCTCCGAAGCCGGCCGGGCCACGGCGCTGCAACTCAGCCGCGACGACCTCGGCCTGCCGCTGAGCGAAACCGTCACCGCTGGCGCGCGAGAACGGCGCAACCGTGACCATTCGATGGCCTGGCGGCTGGGTTTCGATCTGCTGCAGCGACGCTTGCGCCAGCAGGACGACTACCTGCCGACGCCATCGCTGCCCAGCGCCTGGCTGAAAAAGGGCTTCGCCGACTACTGCCGCGATCTGGCCGCCCTCAAGCAACTGCCCGCCCCGGGCGAGCAGGACTGGACCGCACTGGAGCGGGCCGGCTGGCAACGCCTCGCCGAAGTGCGCAACCTCGAACTGGTGCGCGGCCTGTTCCGCCGCCCGCTGGAACTCTGGCTACTGCTCGATCGCGCCCTGCTGCTGGAGGAACAGGGCTACCGCGTGCACCTCGGCACCTTCTGCCCCAGCGAGCTGACACCGCGCAACATCCTTCTGCTGGCCGAGCGCAGCCACAGCGCACAAAATGTGAAGCGGCCTGAATAAGCCAGCGCAAGTGACCGTCAGCTAACGGTTTACTCGCCGCCCGCAATGGATATAATGGCGACCCTCACTTGCCGGTATAGCTCAGCTGGTAGAGCAACTGACTTGTAATCAGTAGGTCCCGGGTTCGACTCCTGGTGCCGGCACCATAATTGAAAGCCCCGCATTGCGGGGCTTTCGCGTTTCTGGATGGCGCGTTCTCGCTTTTCACAGCTCCGTCCGCGTCCACATTGTGTCCACAGTCTTCAACCGCAGCGCTTCAGGACGGTCACCAGAAGCTCCGTTTCCCGGCCACTCAGGTAAAAGCCGCTGTACCTACTCGCGCCATCTCTCAACGTGACGTAGCACCCGGTTGCCCAGTTGTTCCCCTCTTTCGGTGTGACGATGGTGATGTCATCCGTGTTGATGATGTAGACGTTACCGGTGCCTTCTTCCGTAATCTGCGCGAACGCCATGTGCTTCATTCCTTCTCAGTTTCCGCCGTCGCCAGCGGGTTCAGTGTGACCACCTCAGCCAGATGTCCCGGGCTGAAGTGGGCGTATTTCATGGTCATGGCCAGCGAGGCGTGGCCAAGTACTCGTTGCAGGGTGAGGATATCGCCGCCGTTCATCATGTAATGGCTGGCAAAGGTGTGGCGCAGCACGTGGGTTAGCTGGCCGGCCGGCAGGTCGAGACTTACCGCGTCGACCGCCTCGCCGAATCGCTTGTAGCAATCGCCGAATGGCAGTGCGGCCTTGATCTTCTTCTGCAGATCCTCAGTGATCGGCACCGCCCGGTTCTTTGACGACTTCGTCCTGGTGTAGTGGATCCGGCAGTCGCGCACCTGGCGAGCGGTCAACCCTTCCGCCTCTGACCACCTGGCGCCGGTGGCCAGGCAGATCCTCGCCACCAGCCCGGCTTTCGGCGAGATCTCGTCCAGGGCGGCGAGCAACGGCTGGATCTGATCGCGCTCCAGGTATGCCATCTCCGTCTCGTCGAACTTCAGCGCCCGCACCTTCGCCAGCGGGTTATCGCCCACCCATTCCCCAAGTCGCTCGAGTTCGTTGAACACGGCGCGCAGGTAGGCCAGTTCGTGGTTCAGGGTATTGGCGCTGACGGGCTTGGCTTTCTCGCCCTTCTTCCGCCCGCTGCCGGCTGTGTCTCTACCGTACTTGCCGGCCAGGCGATCGGCCCGGTACTGCGTGAAGTGGCTGGTTGTGAAGTCAGACGCCCGCGGGTTGCCCATACGGGTGGCCATCGCCTGCAGCGCACGCTCCCGCTCCTCGCCGCGCTTGAGCGTGCGGCCGTGATTGTTGAACCAGAGCGTGACCAGGTCCGAGAGTAGGCGCTCGTCTCGCTTGGGCTTCTTCACGAATGCACCTCGCGCACCGTCGCCCATGATCCGGTTCTGGTAGACCAGCGCTTCATTCTTCGTCCGGAATTTCTTGCGAATGCGCGGCCCGTTGCGACCTTCCGGCCGGCAATCGACCTCGTAGCGCCCGTCCTCGAGCTTCTTGATCGACACTGGATCAGACGGGGCTGACTTGCCCGCACTCCGGCGCAATCTCGTCGCACATCAGCCAGAGCGTGTACTTCTTGAACCGCGGGTGGGTGGTGATCTTCAGCAGCGCGAGGGCGCTGACTTCCTTGCGCAAGCCCAGCTCGTAGTTCTTCAGGCTGCTCAGGCTGATCTCCACCTCTGCGGCCATTTCCCCCTGCGTCATCCGTTCCCGGGTGCGCATCAATTTCAGCTTCTCGCCGAGCTCCATTCTCCCACCTCTTGACATATCCATTTGTATGCTTAAAGTACTCATATGTGTATATATGCAGCACATATGACTAGGAGAGCTTACCAAATGAATATCGTGATCGACACGCCATACACCACAGTTACGGAGCTTGCCCGGCGCACCGGGCAGTCCGAGAGCACGATCAGAAAGGAGATCAAGAACGGCCGCCTCCTCATCCGTGAGAAGACCGAGGGCTCGAAGGAAGCCGTCCTGGTCAACATGATCCATATCGCCATGGAAGCGGCGGAACAGGCCGAGCGAGTCAGAACGGACAACTCCAAATCCAGCTCCCAGCGCTGAGGGGCTTGATATGAAGTTCGAGGAGATCTACCACCGGGATGTGGTCCACGCCCTGGAGAACGACCGGGAGCTGGACTTCGAGTCCATCACCGACACCTACCTGCAGAAGGGCCTGTGCCCGAGCTGCGGCAAGCGCAAGCTGTTCATCAGCCGGAAGAAGCCCTACCAGCTCAAGTGCAACCGCGACAACGAATGCCAGTTCGAGCAGAAGACCCGCGAACGCTACGCCCACCTGTTCGAGAACCTGAGCGAGCGCTTCCCAAAGACAGAGACCAACCCCAACGCCACCGCCGATGCCTACCTGCAGCGCAACCGGGGCTTCGACACCAGCAAGCTGCAAGGCTGGTACAGCCAGGCCCGGCGCAAGCTGAAAGACGAGAGCTGGGCGGACACGGTGCGCTTTCCACTGTGCGACGGCTACTGGGAACGGATCATCGATGCCACCGCGGTGGCGCGTAACGAAGGCGACAAGGCCGGCATCAAGTACGGCATGAACTACAAGGGCCGGGGCTGGGTGCCGCCGGGCCAGGTCATCAACAAAGGCGACCGGGTCTACATCGTCGAGGGCATCTTCCACGCCATCGCCCTACACCTGGCCGGCTACAAGGCCATCGCAGCCATCAGTTGCGTCAACTTCCCCTGGGACATCGTCGAGGAGAACCGGGGCAAGGGCGTCACCTGGTGCATCGGCCTGGACGATGACCCTGCCGGGCGCAAGTACATCCCCAAGTACTGGAAGCAGCTGCGCGAGCTGAACGAGCTGGGCTGGGTCGCCCTGGCCGGCGAGCGCGACTGGGACGATGTCTACCGCGACGGCGATCTAGACGACGCCTTCCTCGAGGAGGCTTGCTACCGCGGCCGGCTGTTCACCGCCAAGTCACCGATGAAGGTTGCCTACCTGCTCTACATGAAGGGCAAGCGCAGCTTCTTCCTGCTCGATTACGAGAACCGTCTGTATTCGGCGCGCATCAACGTGGCCGAGCTGCAGAAAGACCTCGACGGCGACGAGGTGGACGGGCACTACACCGACTTCGCCAAGCACTGCGCCGTCGCCCAGGTGGCCAACTGCGTACCGGAATTCGAGTACATCCAGCGCGACGCCATCACCGGCGATCAGCAGTACTTCTTCCAGTTCCGTTTCCCCAATGCCCGGCAGGACTGCAAGGTGCCGCTGGCTCCCAGCGCCGTGGGCGAGCCCCGCAGCTTCGCCAAGGCGATGCTCGAGCGCACCCCGGGCGGCGACTTCCAGGGCGGCGAGCGCGTGCTGGCCATGCTGCGCAGCCGCTGGCTGGATAACGCCATGACGGTGCGCACCCTGCCCTTCGTCGGCTACGACGAGGAGACAGGCATCTATGTGTTCCAGCAGTTCGGCTATCAGAAAGGCCGGGAGTACCTGGCCAACAAGAATGGCTTCCTGGACGTCGGCCGCGGTGGCCTAAAAACCTCGCTAAACAGCTTTCGCGTGGTGCATGGGCAGGACTTCAAGCCGGACTGGTTCAATGACTTCCTGGCAGTCACCCACTTGAACGGGCTGGCCTCATTGACGTGGTGGACAGGCACTCTTTTCGCCCAGCAGATCCGCCAGCGCCAAGCCAGCTGGATGTTCTTCGAGCTGACCGGCGAGGCCGGTGCCGGCAAATCATTCCTGCTGCGCTTCCTGTGGCGCTTGCTGGGCAGGCCGAACCAAGAAGGCGTGAAGCCCAACAGCGAAGGCTCCACCAGCGTTGGCCTGATCCGCGCCTTCTCCCAGGTGAGCAACTTGCCGGTGGTGCTGATCGAGTCGGACACGAAGTCGGTCGACGCTCAGGGCCGAGTGGTGGTAACCCAGTACAACTGGGAGAAGGTGAAGCCGCTATTCGACCACAACGCCACGCTGCGCACGGTGGGCGTGAAGTCCTCGAGCAATGACACCGACAGCCTGATCTTCCGCGGGGCGCTGTGCATCAGTCAGAACGCCAGCGTCGAGGGAGACGAGTCGATCATGACCCGGATCGTGCACATGCACGCCACCAAGGCGCACCACACCTTCGAGCTGAAGGCGCTCTCGCTAAAGCTGAAGGACATGCCCGACGAGGAGCTGGCCGGCTACCTGCGCCACTGCCTGGAAAACGAAGCGGCCTGGCTGCAGCGCTATTTCGAGGCCTTCCCCATCTACGAGAAGCGCCTGCAGGAAAACAGCGCCATCCGCCACCAGCGCATCGTGCTCTGCCACGCCCAGCTGATGGCCGCAGCCCATGCCACCCAGGCCTTCTTTCCCGACTGGAGCGATCGCACCCTGGACCAGCTGCTCAAGCACATCGAGGCCCGGGCCGTGGACCGCCAACAGCGGGTGAGCAAAGAGGACACCATCGCCTCGCGCTTCTGGCAGATCTTCCACTACCTGAACGAACGCGTGGTGACGGTGCAGGAGTCAGGCGAGGCCCCCAAGGAGATCATCCAGGAGACGCTGAACCACAGCGCCGACAAAGGCCTGATCGCCATCAACATCGAGCACTTCCACAACGCCTGCCGCCTGGCCGGGCAGGAGGTGATCCCCGCCGTACAGCTGATGCGCGCCCTGCCACTCAGCACCACTTACCGCTTCCTGGAGAACCGCAAAGTGCGCTCGGTGATCGAGAAGCGCTCCCTCCAATGCTGGGTGTTTGCTCGGGGGAACTGGGCATGCTGAGCCGTATGCGTCAGGCGGGCGTGTGTGTGCGTATAGGGGGATATGGCTCCCGGTGTGTATTGCCCGGTCTGGTCCGGAACATCCGGAACATTGGAATTATTGAAAAAGAAACTCTTATAGAACAAGGAGTTACCAATAGAAAACCGTTCCACCAGCACCGGAACACAGTGGAACACGCCGGAACAAGCTGTTCCGCCATGTTCCGCAATTGTTCCGCCAAGACCTTTTCACCGGAACGGCCTGTAGCCCTTACCGCGCGCGGCCTCCAGCGATTCGCCCGAAAAACCTGTTCCGGCATGTTCCGGCAGCGGGGGAACAACGCAAACAGGGCTGCAGCCCACGTGCCGCCTGGCCTCCAGCCGTTTCCCTCAGACGCCTGTTCCGGATGTTCCGGGGGGTGGCACCCCGTGACGCGTGCGTGTGGGGCGGAAGCGCCATGACCATGCCCGCCCTTTCCACTGACGAAGCCCTGCTACGGGACTGCCTGGCGCTCGACATGCTGAGCCGCTGGACACCTCGGCAGATCCGCGAATGGCTCGCCGACCCGACTTTCCCCGACGAGTACCGCGAAGACATGCGCCGCCGCTTGAACCAACTGAGAGAGGAGTACCGCAACGATGAATAGCCAAGCCATGCAACCGACCCGCGTCGGCACCGTGTACGCCCGCGTCGACGATGCCGCAGCGGCTGCACGCGATCCCTTCTTTGCCGCCTGGAAGAAGGGCGCCGAGCTGATCGGCGGCGAAGCGTTCCCATTTGCCCAGGACGGCATTAATACCTGGACTGACGCCCAGCTGGGCGCCCTGCCCGCGCTGCTGAAAACCCTGAACAGTCTCGACCTGCCGCGCCGCGCCCTGCTGCTGACGATGATCAGCCTGGAGCGCCCCGAGCAAGCCCACTGGATCACCCGCGAATTGGGCATGCACTACGGCCACCTGAGCGCCGGCGTGCTGGGCGACGACGTGTTCGCCGCCACCTTCGACCTACTCCGCACCCACCACTGAAAGGAGCAACACC